CAAGAGCTATTTGAGGACGGTACTTACGATGATCAGTCTGTTCTTGATTTTGCTCCTGGCAGCATTCGCCGTCTTGCGCCAGGCGAGGAGATGCAGTTCTTTTCGCCCAGCCGTCCTGATGACGCATTTACGCCGTTTGTGGCGCAGATGTTGCGGGCGGTAGCTGCCGGTGTTGGCTGTAGCTACACGCAAGTCAGTTCTGACTTTTCGCAAAGCAATTACAGCAGCTCACGGCTGGAACTGCTGGAAACCCGCGCTCACTACAGAACGCTGCAGCAGTACATGATTGAAACGCTTTGCCAGCGTGTCTATGAAAAGTGGATGGACATGGCTGTCATGAGTGGCGCTTTGCGGCTGCCTGGTTTTGACATTGATCCCGACCGCTACTACGAAAGCAAGTGGATTGCACCTGCTGCTCAGTTCGTTGATCCGCAGAAGGAGGCCGAGGCTTACAAGTCACTTGTGCGCAGCGGCATCATGACCCTTTCGCAAGTGATCTCTCTGCACGGTGGTGATTTTGAGGAAGTGATGCGCCAGCGGCAGCACGAACTTGCCATGCTTGACGAGTTGGGCATTGTCACTGACACCGACCCCAGCGCAGTCACGAAAGCTGGTCAGGCGCAAAACCCGCCGATTGAAGACACTGAACACCCTGAAATTCACGAGTCATGAATGTCAACGGCAAGGAAATCAATCTGACCCCAACCGAGGGCATGCGTGAAGAAGCCCAGCGCTATCGCGATTGGAAGGCAGATGGCAAAGCTGGCGGCACTGAAGTTGCTGCACGTCGTGCAACTCAGATCCTATCTGGCGATGAACTTTCTGTTGATACTGTTCGCGAAATGAATGCTTGGTTTGCCAGGCACGAAGTTGACAAACAAGGCGAAGGATTCACCGCTGACGAAGATGGTTACCCTAGCAAAGGTCGTGTAGCTTGGGCAGCATGGGGCGGAGACCCCGGACAATCTTGGAGTAAAATGAAAGCCGAATCTATTACCGATGCGCAGGACAGAAGCTTGCGTGCAGGCCCTGATGATCTCAAAGTCGGGGACTTTGTGCGGTGGGACAGCAGCGGAGGCACGGCTCGTGGCCGCATCACCCGCGTTGCGAAATCAGGCAGCATTGATGTTCCTGACTCGTCTTTCACTATCAACGCCGACGAAGATGATCCTGCCGCGCTCATCCGCGTTTATCGCAAAGGTGACGATGGGTTTGAAGAAACTGACCGCCTCGTTGGGCATCGCTTCAGCACCCTGACCAAGATTGACTCGCTGCGCAGTTTTGCCGGTGAGGTGCTCAAGCGTGCGCACGCGGTTGATTTTTACGAGGATGAAGAAGACGATCGCACTCTTGAGTTCCCGTTTGCTTCTGAGGAACCTGTTGAGCGTTACTTCGGCATGGAAGTGCTGAATATGAGCGACGATGCGATGGACATGTCGCGCCTGAATGATGGTGCACCACTTCTTTATCAACATGACGCTGACAAAATTGTCGGAGTTGTTGAGCGTGCATATATCAAAGACAAGCGTGCCTATGCAAAGGTGCGCATGGCCAACAATGAGCTTGGCCGTGAGATGCAAGAACTGATCAAGGATGGAATCATCCGCAATGTCAGTTTTGGCTACAAAATCAACGCGATGGATGAAGATCGGAGCACCGATCCTGTCACCTATCGTGCTACTTCTTACCAGCCATTTGAGGTAAGTTTAGTGACTGTTCCAGCCGATAATTCGGTTGGCATCGGTCGCAGTTTCCAGCACAATGGAGACGTTGAAACGGCCTCTGCCGTGCAATCCAACACCTTTGAGGTAACCATGTCCGAAACCCCAGATATCGGGGCTCTCCGCGCAGAGGCCGCTGAGGCCAAAGCTAAAGAAGCTGCCGAAATGCTTGCCCTTGGTAAGCGTACCAACAACTCTGAGCTTGCTCAAGAATTTCTCATCAATTCTCGTGGCTTGGAGGAACTCCGCTCCGCACTCCTAGAAAAAATGGGCCAACAAGAAATCAAGCCTGTTGACACCACCGCTGGCGAGATTGGCCTCTCTGAAAAAGAGACCCGTTCTTTCTCCTGGTTGCGTGCTCTCAACTATTTGTCCAATCCCACCGACCGTGCTGCTCGCGAAGCTGCTGGTTTTGAGATTGAGGCATCTGAAGCTGCTGCTCAAAAGCTGGGCCGCGCTTCCCGTGGTATCACCATTCCTCAGGAAGTTCTCACCCGCGACCTGACTGTTGGCACCGCATCTGCTGGCGGCAACCTCGTTGCTACCGAGCTGCTGGGTGGTTCCTTCATTGACATCCTGCGTAACAGCAGCGCACTGGATCAAGCCGGCGCAACCGTGCTGACTGGCCTGACTGGCAACGTGGCTATCCCCCGTCAGTCTGGTGCTGCTACCGCTTACTGGGTTGCTGAGTCTGGCTCTCCCACCGAGTCCAACCAGACCGTGGACCAAGTGACGATGATGCCCCGCACCGTCGCTGCTTACAACGACTACTCCCGTCGCCTGCTGATCCAAAGCAGCGTTGACGTTGAGAACATGATCCGCCGCGATCTGGCTGCCGTTCTGGCTCTCAAGATTGACTTGGCTGGTCTGTATGGCACTGGCGGTTCTAGCGAGCCTCTGGGTCTGAAGAACACCACCGGCATCAGCACTGAGGACTTCGCCGCTAACACCCCGACTTTTGCCGAGGTTGTTGCACTCGAGTCTGACGTTGCTGGTTCCAACGCTTTGCTTGGCACCCCTGTGTATCTGATGAACTCCGCAATGCGCGGCGCTCTGAAGACTGCAACCAAAGATTCTGGCTCTGGTCAGTTCATCTTTGAGGGTGGCGAAGTCAACGGTTACGCCGGTCTGGTGAGCAACCAAGTTGAAAGCAACGACCTGTGGTTTGGCAACTTCGCTGACCTGCTGATCGGTTACTTCTCCGGCTTGGATCTGATGGTTGATCCTTACACCAACAGCACCAGTGGCACCGTTCGTGTCGTGGCAATGCAGGATGTTGACATGGCTGTGCGTCATGCCGCTTCCTTCTCCCGCGGTAACAACAACCTCTGATAAATGAAAATCCGTATCTTGAAGCAAACAATGCTTGGAGGCACGGTAGTTCGGATTGGGGAAGTCGTTGAGGCTTCCCTCCCTGACTCTCAATACCTAATTGGTCTCGGCAAGGCCGAACAGGTAATTGATGAACCTCCTAAAAAGGAGGAAACTATCGTTGAACCTGAAGCACCATCCTGTCCACCTGTAAAACCCACTAAACGGAGAAAGACCAATGCTGCACAACCTCGGATCTAAGAGCTATTTGGGGACTTTGTTCGCCAATGACTCTCGCACTGCCTCTGCCAACGGCACCGGTTTTGACCTTGAAGGCTCTAACGGAGCTGAAGGCGAAGCCATCATCATTCTTGCTTCTGACGCTGCCAGCGCGGGCACCAACCCGACTCTGGATGTCAAGCTGCAAGAGTCTTCTGATAACAGCACCTTCACTGATATCAGCGGCGCTACTTTCACTCAGGTAACTGATTCTCAAGCCCTTGAGAAAATCAGCATCAACACCAACGATGTGAAGCGTTACCTGCGTGCAGTCGGCACCATCGGCGGCACCAGCTCCCCCGCTTTCACCTACGCGGTTGCTCTTGTCTACGGCAAGAAGTACGACTGATCATGGCTATTCAAGATACCTTCGCTTTCCTTGACACCAACGAGTTTGGCAGCACTTGTCAGATCGGTGATGGCGATGAATTCGTGGGTATCTTGGATTCCCCAATGGAAGTTATCGCGGGGGGTATGGCGCTAACTCGGGAGTATTTGCTTACAGCGAAAACTTCTGACGTAAGCTCTGCCTCTCGTGGTACTTCTATCACCGTTGGATCTGACGATTACACAGTGCGTGAAAATCGCCCTGTTGATGACGGCATCTTTTCTGAACTGCTACTGAGCAAGGACTGATGGCGGACACACGGCGCGAGCAAATTTTGTCACGCATCAAGACAAACCTTGATGCCATTACAACTGCCACTGTTTACCGCTCGCGTGTAGAGCCTCTAGCGCGTGGCGAGGTGCCGGCAATCATCCTTGAGCCTGTTAATGACCAGCCCAATGACACCAGCTTCTATGACAAGTTGGATTGGACTATGCGCGTGCGGGTAACAACATTTGTGCGTGCAGATGTGCCTGACGACAATAGCGATGCTTTTACACAATTAGTACATGAGGAAATAATGGATGACCCGACATGTAACGGCCTTGCATTAGATGTGACGCCTGATCGTACGGACTTCAATATGTATGAGGCGGACGTGCCTTTAGGTGTTGTGAGCCAAGACTTTTTAGTGCGTTATCGTAGTAGCAGGGACGATCTAACTTCTGCATAATGAGCAAGGAACAACCCAATCCTGGCGTGGGCGGCAGCTACCTGTTTGACCCCGAATCAGGTGAACTTACACTGATCACAAAGACCCCCACACCAAAAGACAATGGCACTAACTCGGAAGGTATTCCTCCTAGCGGAGGAGGAGTCGACGTACGGGACTGACCCGACTCCTGTTGGTGGCACCAACGCAATTCAAGTCTTCAACATTTCGCTTGCACCGACCGAGTCGGCCAACGTACAAGCTGCTGCATTCCAAGGTTTTCTAGGCAACAGCTCACGCGGCACTTTGGTTGCCAACAAGCGTGTTTCTGCAACCTTTGATGTAGAGATTGGCGGCAGTGGCGCTGCAGGTACTGCGCCTGCTTTTGGCCCTCTGTTGAAGGCTTGTGGCCTGTCTGAAACTATTGTTTCCAGCACCAGCGTCACCTACGCCCCCGTCAGCGCAAGCTTTGACTCTTGCACCATCTACTGCTTCTACGATGGTACACGCCATGTGTTGACCGGCTGCCGTGGCAGCGTGACCTTCAATTTCACTGCTGGTCAATTCCCAGTTGCCTCGTTCAACTTCATTGGCATCTACAACAACCCTGCCGACACTGCGCTGAGCGGCACCTTCACTGTCGCTAATCAAGCGGCTGCGCTTGAGGTCAACAACACCAACTTGACCACTGCAACTTTCTACGGCGAAACCTCGCAGCGGATTGAGTCCTTTGACTTTGCTCTTAATAACGAGCTGACCTACAAAGAGACTGCTAGCAGCCAAGAGGTGTTGATCATCAACCGCGCCCCTGGCGGCACTGCTGTGATTGAGGCACCTGCAATTGGAACTACTGATTATTTTGAGGATGTTCGCGGTGTCGCTACCGCTAGCAGCAGCCTTGTGCTGGGTGCTACTGCAGGTAATATCACCACGCTGACGATGGCGCAAACAGATGTCACGGGTATATCCTACGGTGACACTAATGGCGTTATTTCTCTGAGCATGCCGTATTTGGCTCTGCCTACGACGGCTGGCAACAACGAGATGAGCCTCGTCTTCACCTAAACCCAATGGCATTCGTCCTCAAGAAGGTCTCTACTTACAAATGGCCGGTTGAAGTCAGCGTTCCTGTTGACGGCGGCAAATTCAAGAAAGAGACCTTCACGGCTGTTTTCAAAAAGATGTCACGATCGGCCTTCAACGATCTGATTGATATGGGCGATGACGCTCTTGTTGATGAGATTATTGAAGGCTGGGAAGGCATTAAAGATGAAGACGGCGAGGAGGTGCCGTTTTGCTCAGGTACTAAGAAGGAGTTGTTTGACGACCCTTATGTGCTGCGTGCACTGATTGAGTCGTACACCAACAGCATCACTGGAGCACCTGAAAAAAACTAGAGGCCGCAGCTCAGTATTGGGCAACGGGCGGCGTAATTGATGACCGCGAGGTCAGTCTGAGGGCTCTAGGTGCTTCTGAGGAGCAGATTTTGGCTGCAAAGCTAGAGGCTGTACAGGAGGACTTTGAGGTGTGGGATGAGAACTGGGAGGCAATGATGATGTTTCTCAGAATGCAGACCCAGTGGAACGTGAGCATGAATGGTCTTGTTGGCTTGAACTATCAAGCGCTTGAGACCCTGATTCGTCTGTACAAGATTGAAGAGCCGCTTGAGCTATTTGAGAGAGTGCAGGTGATTGAGCGTGCAGCGCTCGTTAAGATGAACAGCAAGAGGGCAAGCTGATGGCTGAAGCAACCAGGC